TGATGCTGTAGCTAGAAAATCTGTGTCCTCAACTTCTCTTATTTTAGCTGTTTCATCTGTAACGATATCTACCATTAGATCTTTTTGAGATTGAACTTCGTCTAAATCTTCCATTGTTACAGCCCAATATTTTTTCTTATCAAATAATAATTCTACTGGTTCTGTAGCTACTTCTCCCCAATCAACGCTGCCAGTATAATCTTTTACATCAGATGTTTTTAACTTATTGAATACTACCTTTGTTCCATCAGTCTTAACTGGTCTTGTTGAAATTAAATCTGCTACTGATGTTTTTCTAAATTCTGAAATTACTGCTGCTTCCCATAATACTTTTTTAAATGAATCTATTGCCATACTTTGTGGCCTCCTGTAAATTAAAATATTGTAGGCATTTTTCTTTAATGACTAATTCAACCTTTTAAAAAGTCAGTAATAATCAGCACTTCCCCTAAATGGGAACTGTAAAAAAGTGCATAAAAAAAAGACTATTAGCACTTATTACTCATAATCTTTCTACTTTTCATTATTAAAAAATTCCATTGCATCCTCTAAAGTTAAGTTATCATTATTTAATAACCCCTCATATGTTTTAGAAGCTACTGGAGTTGTTTGTATTGGTGGTTTATAACCATTATTTAATTTCTCTGATACTTGAGAATTAATATAAGTTTTCATACTATTTTCAAATAGTTCTATATTCGCTGTAGTAGTTTCTTCATCATCACCTAGTACAAAATCAATTAAATTTGATGGTATTTGTCTTTCTGTTAAGGTGTCTTTGAATTTAGCTACCATTTCAGCTCTAGCTTTTTCTTTTTCCATAGTATTTAATTTATCCTGTAATTCTCTTATAGCTTTAGCTTCTGGAGTTTCAGTTTCTCCAGTTCTTTTTAATATTTCTGCTTCAATAAGTTTAGGCATGGATTTTTTCTTAAAGCTCTCTATTCCTTTAGTTACTTTTCCATCAACTAAACTTTGAATATCTTTATTACTTGCAAGTAATTCATTAAAACCATTAACATCTAATGGCTTTGCAAAACCATTATTTAATATTATTTCATCTATTTCTGAATCTTCTTCAACTTCATTTATTAACTCTAAGAGTTCTTTCTTTAACATATTTCAAACCTACTTTCCCTAATTAGTTCTTTATGCCCTAATCAGTTAAATTTTTATCTTTTAGCCATTCTTCATAGCTTTTAAAATCTATATCTTGTTTAGTTATATTATCTATTCTCGTACTTGGTCTATAATCCTTATTAGGCAATAAAATATAAGTACATCTATCATTAACATGTCGTGGTAGTTCTGGCCTATTATCGTTAATACCAAATACTTTTCCATCATCAGCAGCACATTTTCCACATGTTTTATTATCCAAAGTAGCACTATATAATAAATGCTCCCCGTCATTATCAATAAAAAATTGTTCATTTGCTGAATTCTGAACTCTTGCTACTTCATTTCTTACTAATCTTGTTGAATATATTTTATTTACTTCAAAATCTCTTCTTATCTGCTTTTCAATATTATTAAGATTAATTTCACCTTTTAAAAACTTACCTACACTAGCTTTTACTTTCTTAGCTACTTCATTTTTGTTTTGCCAGATTCTACTACTATAGTTTCTTCCCTTAATGGTATGATTAAGGATTCTCTTTAGGTCTTTATTACTTATTTTCTTTAAAGTAAAGTCTATTCCTAAGCTTAATAAATAACCATTGCTATTATATTTATCTTGAATTTGTTCCATTAATTCATTTGTTAAGCGTGTGTTTTCTTCCTCATATTCATCTTTGAATAAGTTCTGTATCTTTTTATATAAATCCACTTTTATTCTTTTCTCTTCTATGAGTGTTAGGTTTAAAGCATCATTCTTTATGTTGTATTTAAGCATTATTTTAGCTATTTCATCTAAAATCTTTTCAGAAGCTACGCCTTGATTTTTTAATATATCCATTAAAGTTTTATCACCTTTGTTATAAAGATCTTGAGCTATATTTATATAGTTCTTTACAAAAAATTGCTGTTCTTTATTAAGTTTATCAAACCCTTTAATGTCTTTATTAATTCTTAGCTTGTCCATATTATTCACCACTTGCTAAACCATTTATCATATTTTCTTTTTCTTCTAATTCAGCTTTCGCTTTCTCAAGCTCTTGCTTTGGATTATTTATAAAGCTTAATTGTGCTAATCCAGTTTCAGCACTTAATATTCCTTGTGGTACCAATTTATTTATTATGTCAGTTACAGCTGCATCATCAGAAGGTACATTAAGAGTATATTTTATTCCTACCTTAGTAGAATCTAAATCTTTTCCATATAGCTTATTTAAAACTGTAAACATACAGCTTAATCTACTTCTTATGGCCTTTGTCATACAATTTTGTTGAATCTTAACTTTATTTCTTAATGCAATTATTCTAGTCATAAGTGCTACACCAGATGTATTTGAACTTTGCTGCTCGTTTAGGTTTATATGTTGAGATAATTGATATACTGTATCTTGTAATATAGTAAATAACTTATTATGGATTTCTGGATTTATTGATTTTACTAAATACTCTGCTTTAGCTTCTACTTCCTTAGAATCATTTATAAGTAATATTCCATTATCTCTAAAATTACCTATAATAGTTTCTGCTATTTCTTTAACTGTAGGGGCTGCTGTTTCTGAATTATCTTTTAATCCTTCTATTTCTTCGGCATCTAACCCCATATTCTTTAATATTAAGTAACTTAATCTACTATCCCCTATTTCATTAGAAAAATCAGATAACAAATTTTCTATATTGTCCTGTAAAGCCTTTAAATCCGTAAAAAGAGTATTATATATTCCATCAATCAAGCTGCAATATGAAATTGGACAGCATCCAAAATAATGATCTTTTTCTTCTATAATATCAAAGCTTTTATCCATTTTATAAATCTTAAAGCTATCAAAATATTCTATATATTCTTCTTTATCAGCTTTATATACATATATAGCATCTATTACTTGACCTTCTGCATCTAAATTTACATAACAATTTAGCGGATTTAATTCTTTTATCTTAAAAGTGTTATTATTTATATAGTAAAGCTCCATGGCTGATCCAAATACAAGTAAGTTTTTCATAAGCTCACTATCAACATTGCTATTATTACTAACCATTACATTATTAATAATCTTTATTTCTAAATTATCCTCTGGATTCTCTACAGTATTTAGAATCTCTAATAAACTTAATTCTCTTGTATAAGTAATTGGATTACCTGTAGCAAATGCTACCTCTTCATTTATAAATTTTCTTATAAAATTAGCCTTGATTATTCTGTTATTACCTATTCTACTTTTCTTATACGTGCTTTCTATGTCAGTTTTTCCAGTATAGTAATCTCACATCTTTTGATAAGTTGTATTTAATGAATCCTGCCACTTTTTATACATGCTTTTTATTTGTTCTATATCCATTTTTTCACCTGCTTTTTTATAATAAATTCCTACTTAAAAAAGTTACTGTAGGCTTATTCCTTGTTTTTATATTGTCTAGTCTATTAACACATTCTGCGGTTATATCTGTACTATCGTCATGCTGAGTATATTTTTGCCCCTGAAATTCTAGCATTAAAGAAACGAACTCTTTATTATTATCTACAAATATTACTTGCCCGTTATTTACTGGATCTATTATAGTAGATATCTTTTCATCTTTATTCTTTCTCTGCATCTCATTTATAAATATAATAGGTCGTTTCCTTAACATTGGTTCTTTTGATATTAATTCTTTTATCTTAATTACATCTGCACTTTGATAAGTATTCTTTTCTATGTAAATATGTGTGATGTCTTTATAAGTAATTAATATATCTACTACCTTTTGGCAATAATCATTAAACTCTAGCTTATCAAGAACTAACTCTCTCATATACTTAAAACCATTTGTAGCTAATGAACCTACTACCATTGCTGTAAAGTCGGATTTCTTTTTAGTTGTTGATGCTGGATCTATACAAAGCATTGTCTTTATAAACTTATGCTCTTCTATTTCTTCTTTACTTCTTGTTAATATAGATTTAAACCATTTCTTACCTATAGATGTAGCATCATTCATAAGTTCGCTCATAAATGACATTCTATTTTCTCAATAAGGAATAGCTAAGTCTTTAAAACAGTCCCATTTTTCCTCTCATAATACGTTAAAATGCATTTCTGCTTTATGTTCATTATAAAAATTTTCTGCGGCCTTTCTGCTGTTTTCTATAGAATCATTAAAGTATATCTTTTTACATTCACACCATAAAGTTGAATTAAATATATCATCTACTGTTTGGCCTTCTTCTAATATAATTGCTCTTTTAAGAATAGTGTGATAATCTCTGTTCCTACTTAGCCTACTTATTAAACAATCTAAATGTAGGACAGTTCCTATACTAACTATCTTAGTAGCTGATTTTATTTTCTTTCCTTTTCTATATACAGCTTTATCCCCCACTTGTTCAATTTCCTTAGTCCATCTATTATATTTTTTATCTCTAGTTTCTTCTGTTAATATGTCTTTTTCGTCTTGGTAATCGTCAGCTATTACTACTGTAGGCCTTATTCCTTTAAAGTTAGCTCCCCTGACAGATGATGCTGAACCTACAGCTCTTATATACATTCCATTAGCAAACTCTATTTCATTAGCGTTTGTTTTAAATTTCTTCTTATCTATAAGTTTTCCAAATGTAGATATTATTCTTTGATTCTCATTAAAGACTTTCTTTATACTATCTACAAATTGAGTAGCATCATCATCTTTCTTAGCTCCTATTAATGTAAATTTAGATTTTTTATAGCATACTAACCATATGGAGATAGCTAAATCAAATATTGTAGTTTTAGCAAATCCTCTGGGACAGATAATGTTCAGTTTGTCATATTCATCTTGAATAAAACACTCATTAGCTACTTGCCATAATTCGTAATGATCTTTTGATAACTCTCTAGCTTCATTGCTATCTTTAACTACAAAGATATCCTGTAAAAAATACAAACAAAAAAAGGCTATGTCTATTTTACCTAAAGCCTTTGCCAAAACATTTATATTATTCTTTTTTATAAGTTTAATAGCTGTATCTTCGCCATAATGCTTTATCAGATATTTCTTTAAGATATAAACATCATAGAGATTATTATTAATAAATTCTAGGCTATCATAATAAATCATGTCTTTACATCAGCTCCTTTCATTATTTGCTTAAATTTTACTAAGAAATTTTCTATAGCTTACCGCCATCTTTTATTCTTCTATCCCAAAACAGAACCACCCACCCCAACATAATAAGATGGAAAATTTAATAAAGTACCCAAAGTTCTATATAATATATATTAAGGTTTGGGTGTTTTATTATTTTTTCCACTATTACAATTATTAAGTTATTATAGTTATTTTAATGTGGAGTTTTTAAGATAATACCCTTAACTCCATATTATTAATATTAAGATTGTGGTATCTTCTTAAAATTTCTCTTATACATAAATAATATAATAACTTCGCTAAATCCACGTTTAGCGAAATTATATTAAATAGGTATTAACCATTGGTATTACTAGCTTTGATAAGCTTTTATAATGTTATAGCATAAAGTTTATTATCTTTTATACATTATCTATTGAATAATAATACATATAATAGCTATTTATACAGTCATTATTCATTATTTATACATTATTTAGCTTTTGATGTTATATCTATAATATTATCTACCTGATTAAGCAAATCATCTATATTAACTTCTTTTTCTTCTTCTTTACCATTTGAGTTAGTCTCTATTTTAGCTGTAGCTTTACCTAATACATGCTCTACATAAAAGCTACTTGCGTTTAGTCTCACAGCATCACTAGAGCTATTTAAAGCTAAATTTGATATATTATTTAAATGTAATTCTAATTCACATAACATTTTATCCATACCTTTTGATTTTATTTCCTGTTTACGTTTGTCTAGCTCGATATTAAATTCTTTATCTTTCAACCAATTATATATTGCTGCTCTACTTACTTTTAAAATCTTAGCTATATCAGTTATATTCTTACCTTCTATTATTAAGTCAATGCATTTTAAATGTTTCTCTGCTAATATCATTTTTATATTTACCTCCTTTGCATATTTACATTTTAAGAAACGTATTTTTTACGCTTCTTAAAATATTAATTATATAAGTTAAAATAGCGGCCTTTTTAAAGCTATAACAAAAATTAATACATTAAAAGAAAAAATAAGAAAATACCCAAAGCTCTATAGATTATATATTAAGATTTTGGTATTATCTTAATTTTTCCTATGTAAAGTATCTAATTTATTATCGCTTTTATATTCTGGTGGATTAAGTGAAGTAACTCATTTCCCTTTTTCATTTTTTACTTTTCATTTTAAATCTTTTATTTTAGGATAATTAAAATTTAAATCTACAGTAGCTTCTTTTAATAACTTCTTCTTTAGTCTTTTATTACATAAAAAATAGATATACTTTAATTGCATACCTTTATAATGTTTAATACCATATTCATTTAACTGTTGTAAAGTTGGCCTAACTGTTATTCTAGGATCATTTTCTAATCCAAATAACTTTTTAGTTTGTCTTGGATGTATCTTAATTCCATTATATAAATACATATCAGTATTACTATAATTAGCATAATAAAAATTAGCTGCCTGATATACATAACCTGCTTTACCTAACATACCATCAGCTCAAGTAAATAATAACTTAACTTCTGGATAATTTTCTTTTATATATTTAATTAATTGGCTCAACATTTGTGATTCAGAATTTTTAGGCATTGAATCCAACATACACATACGCCCAATTTCTAAATAATCCTTAGTTTCTAATGTAGGAAATATTTTTTTAATAGTATGTTTTGGTCTTGTTCCATAACCTAAAGTTACTACTCCTACTAATGTATTATTTAAAAAGAATCCTATGTAATGTTTATTAATTTTAGGTAAAGTATTAGAATAATGGTACCTTACTATCATATCTAAAGATGCTTCTTTATCTATTTCTTTTATAGTATATTTAAACATAATATTACCATCCTATCAGCTTTTTCTACTCTTCCCTTTTGTGGGAACTGTATTATTTTATACTTTTTCTAGCTTATAGATATAAAAAAAGGGCAACTATAAAAGCCGCCCTAATAATATAAATAAAACAATAAAGGAGTGTTTTAAATAAGTAAACAAATCTAGTTATGAACTAGAAAAAATATAAAGGAGAAATAAGAAAAGACTAGACTTTTTCACCTAATGCTTTATTAAGTGTACTAGCCTAATCTTATCCATTTCTTAATACGTTATGTTAATAGTCTTTTTCTATGTGCTTTAATAGC